CCTGGGCAAAACTTTCCGCAGAGCAACAGCTTATGGCTGCAAAAGCTATTCACTCACATTGCGAATACTGGAAAGCAAAAGAAACCGAATTAGAATACATACCCCATGCAAGCACTTGGCTCAACGGTGAGCGCTATGAGGATGAATTAATAATTGAACCCAAGAAAGAAAAAATTGACAAACGATGGATGTTTAGCAATGAAGGTATTGAAGCCAAAGCTAGAGAGCTTGGTGTTTTGGGTACAGGTTACGATTCTTACGACAGTCTTAAACGCAAATGTATGAACAAGCTAGGCATGAGTGTGGTGTAAGGTTTCTATGCCACTTACGGCATAAAAAAGGGTTGGCTTGGTTTAGAAACTACATTAGTGAAAAAAACTTTAGTCAGCAATTATTAAACGACTTCTATGACCAATGGAAATTAGGTAACAAAGGGGAATGGGGATGTTGGAAAAAATTATTGTCGCAGCAACAGGGCTTGGGTATTTAATAGTCTGCCTTGCACAATTAAAAAAAGGCGCTACATCTAACGCTATGATTTGGGGTGGTTATGCCTTTGCTCAAATTGGTTTATGGTTGGCCCTCAAATGAAAGACTATGACCCAAATGATGCAATTGACTTTATATTCAAAACAGCGCCAGAGTATGCAAAAGCGAAGGGACAATTGGCAGAGCTTGAAACTTTTAAAAGTTCTCTTAAGGCGATTAAAATGGCGCAAACAGACGAACAAAGTCTGGGCGCACAAGAGCGAGAGGCTTACAGGTCTCAAGAGTATCAAGATTTGTGCAAAGCGATTGGCACAGCTACAGAACAAGTTGAGTCGCTTAGATGGAAATTGGAAGCTGCAAAAATGCGTTTTGAAGCATGGCGCACAGAACAAGCTACAAACCGAAACATTGAAAGAATGACTAAATGACAGATTACTCTGAAAATTATCTTAAGATTCAACGACTTTTAAAGTCATACCACACGGCAACACTTAAAGCTGATTTTGAAAAAGCCACTAAGTTGGCCCATGAGTTAGCTGACGAAACTATCCAATTAGAGATTGCCAGCATTAGGGCGTTGAAAGACCAATGGCTAAGCTAATGCGTAATATGTTTGCCACACACACCGATTATGGCGATTTTAAAGGTGTGATTGAGTCAAACCCAGCATTTTTACCAAGCAATGTAGATGGCATAGCAGAGCGCAATGGTTACTTTTTAATACTTGAGTGGAAGCGCCCAGGTGAAAAGATGAGTGAAGGCCAAAAGCGTATGTTGCAAGCGTTGGCTGCTACACCTAAGTTTATGGTGGTTGTTATCATTGGTGATACTGACAATGGCACAAACATTCAAGAGTATTGGCAATACACCGCAGACGGAAAGCCATTTAAAGCTGGCGTAGGGTTTGGGTCTTTTAAGGAGTTTTACAAGTTATGGTACGAATACGCTAATGGCAACCAAAGATGAAAAGAACGCTCTTAACAAGATTGCCAAACTCGGATGTATTCTCTGTTCCACCAAGCTTGGGTTTGAAGGCACTCCGTCAGAACTCCATCATATCCGCAGGTTTGGAGGTAAACGGTCTGCATCCCCTGTCATCCCATTATGCCCAGAACACCATAGGGGAAATAGTGGCGTTCACGGATTGGGTCACAAGGGTTTTGCAAATAAATGGGGAATTACCGAGGAGGAGTTGCTGGAACGAGTCAATCAGAAACTTGGAAAGGGAAATGAGTGAACATAAGTGAAACATTAGCCGCAAGAGAAAAAACTTATGGCGATTATGAAAAAGTCGCTTTAATTAGCCAAGTAATAAAAGACATTCTTAAAGAGGGTGAACAATATAGATATTTAAAAGCTTACCAATTAGAGTCTTTAGATATGATTGCTAACAAGCTGGCAAGAATTGTTAATGGCGACCCAAAATACCACGATTCATGGCATGATATTCAAGGTTATGCAAAGTTAGTGGCTGACAAACTTAAATGAATGATTTGTTGCTATATTTTGGCGTTATAACAATGTTATTGCCTATAATAGCAATATGGATACTACTAAAGTTCTAGGGGGTCAAACCCCAATTCAGACGAGATACGGTGCGCTCTATTACGAAACTCCTTATCGTGGTGAGTCCACTTGCTCGTCTTGTGACGGCTCATGTGGATACATTCGTGGCACAAAACACGAATCACAGTATCAAGATGACCACACCGAGCAGAAGAAATAGTAATGGTGTGTTCCCACTTTTCGCCATCATCGTATAAATAAGTACCCATTACCTGTGGGTCTTTATCCACCACAAAGTTAATCTGTTCTGGCAATGGCATAGCCCACCTATCAAAAGGCTTCATACAGTAAATAGCACTGTATAGATTCTTAAGAATGGCAGGCGTTAACTTCATACTGAATGTAATTTACCCCTAAATTCCACACGGTTTTCATCCCAAACCCTAATCATTTCTGGTTGTAATAGTTTGCCTTCTTCAAAAGAAAGCATTACAAAGCCACTATTCCAGTCTTTAGGAGTATCTTCAGTATATGCAAACTGCTGACCATGCAAATCAGCTAAAGTGCCTGTTTGAACGCCCCAGCGTGTGCCGTTATAGTCAGATACAGGCATAACACTTAAGTGATGTGTGTGACCTGTAATCATATTTACACCACCATTTAATGCGTTGGCTCTACCTGCGCTAAATCCACCTTTCCAGCGATGTTTAATGCAAGTATCCTCATTAACCCAAAATGACCAACAAGGCAGCCATGCAGGGAAATGTTCTTTTAAAGTAGTGCCTACAACACCCTCAAAAGCAGGTAAGTTTTCAATAATTCGCATTTCCCAGCGAGCATCATGGTTTCCTAAAGGCCAAAACATCTTAGCGCCTTTGGCTACTGATTCAATCTCGCCCAAGTAATATTGCACCGCTTCTAGTTCTTCTTGCACTGTAGGCAACTTAGACCAATCTTGGCGAGGATGGCGGCTAATAGAAGCCCCATCAAGCGCATCACCGTTACAGACAATAGCGTGAGGTCTAAACTCTTTAATCATTTCCAAAAGCGCTTTAAATGCCGTTGTAGTTTGGTCAGGCCAAAAGTGTGCGTCAGAAAATACAATGACTCGCCCTTTTTCAATATTCATACCCCTACGAGTATTACCTACTGTTTGTTCAGTCTTTTTGTAAGCGCTGATTCTTGTATCATTAAATGATGGTAGGGTAATCCCTAATCTAGTTTCTATTGACCTTCTGCGGTTATATACAGCCCTAACTGCCATGTTGTGCGTTTTAGCAAAAATCTCTGGAGAGCCAATCTTGTTCCATTCCGTTACAAATTGTTCATCATTTAAATAATAAGCGCCCATTAAAATCCCCTTATACTTGTTAAGTTACTAGATACTAACCTAAATAAATATGGCATACGCAAAAAAAGTAGATAAAAATCAAGTGCTTGTTGTAAAAGCGCTACGAGATTATGGCGCACAGGTACATCATTTACACATGGTCGCCAAAGGGATGCCAGATATTATGTGTTGCTATGCTGACCAAACTATTTTAATGGAAATAAAAGATGGCGCAGATAAGAAACTTACCCCTGACCAAATTAAGTTATTTGCTAATTGGCAAGGTGGCCCATTACACCGAGTAAATTCTGTGCAAGAAGCAATAGAAGTGCTAAAATTGTACGAAATGGAGAATTAATATGAATGAAAACATGGCTTTATTTGCCGCAACCCTGTTGCATAGCGCAACTAATACCCATTTCTTTCATTGGTCAACTAATTCCTACGCCCAGCACAAGGCATTAGGCAACTACTATGACGAAATTGTTGAATTGGTAGATGACTTAGTAGAAGCTTACATGGGCTGCTATGACCAGCTAAAGACATTTCCAAGTGTGTACCATCAACCAAAAGATGCGCTTAAGTATTTGGAATCATTAAGTAAATTTGTGGAAGAAGCACGCAAAGATTTGCCGCAAGAAACCCAATTACAGAATATTATTGATGAGATTGCACAACTCATCGACTCAACCCTTTACAAACTACGCTTTTTAAAATAGGACTCAATATGCCATTAGATAAATCAGGTAGCGCCCAAAGCGTAGGTAAGAACATCAAAGCCGAAATGAAAGCTGGAAAGCCTAAAAAACAGGCAGTAGCTATCGCCCTCAATGTAGAGCGTGATAATGCTAAAGGCAAGCGCAAAGCCAAGCTAGAAGAAGCTTATGGTCGTTTTTTAGGTGAGCGTGACAAATGAAACACATGACTAGAGATTTCCCCAAGGGAAACGACTTATTGCGCCCCCACAAAGAATCCACGCTTGAAAAACAAGAAGCAAAGCGTAATAAACCACGCCCAGCAGAGCTAGAAGTGGATAGTGATTACGATACGCTAGATAAAAAGGCCAATCAGCGTATGAAACGCAAAGCTATGTTACACGCAGCAATGAACAAGATTCATGACCCTGATATTGCATAATTTTTTCAGATTGCTCAGGGTATAAACCTCGATTTTGCATTTTTTCTTCAGATAGCAAAGACTATAGACCCTGTTTTTGCATCATTTGCTTAAGAGATAGGCAAGCCATCAGAATATGTTTAGGGGGTGGCTGAGCCCCTGTTTCCCATCTGGTATATGTAACCCTATGCACTCCCAATAAAGCCGCTGCGCCCTCTTGGGTAAGCCCTAGCCCCATGCGCCATTTGCGCAAGCTGTAATCCATAAATACTCCGCCAAAAAGAATGGGGGACAAGCCCCCTGGTTAATTAATACTCTAAGCCAGCACAATCCATCATTAAAGACTGCTGATGAATGATTAAAGACCTAAAAGCCTGTAATGCGTGCTTAGTTTGATAAAGGCTTGCGCCCTCTGTATCTAAAGACCTAATAATGCAAGCTAATAGGTTATGCAATTCGTCAAAATCGTTGTACTGCATATACAAGGCTTCGGTCAAAATCATGTTTTTGAATTCTGCCTCTTGCAGTTTTGTACGCTTTTTAGGTGCTGCTGCTTTTTTTGTAGCCATGTTTATTCCCCTTTTAACAGTTTAAAAACTAAATCTTTTAAGTCCAATGCGTTTTCCATCATGTAGCCTGAGTAATTCATAGAATCACCCCTTGAAAATGGCTCTAAATCCCTCTCAATAGCCCAAATTAACTCTTTTACTTCTTGTAGTGTTTGTTCTTGTGCCATAAATCCCCCTTAGTAGTAATAGCGCAAACCATCAACAGGGCAGATTAGCCACTGTTTGCGGCAGCCATTCGGTTTAGTGCATTGCGAGCGCTTAAAATCCTTGTAATGAATTGCGCCCTCACCAAATTTAATCTCCCACGCTGTAGGCTTGCGGTGGTAGGTAATCATATTTGCATGAATCATGGTAAATCCCCTTGATGAAATGGGCTAAAAATGCCCTTATATTGCGTTTAAATGATGCCCTTGAGTGTAAGCAGCCATACAAACTGAGCCACGCCCAAAAGAAGTAGAGAAAGAAGCACTGCCTGGTAATTTTTCATATTAAAAACCCTCCACTTTGATGTTATCTTCATATAGGGAAGAGACAAAGTCAGAGAAACCACAGTTATATGCAATAGGGTCTACCTCTTTTAATACTCGGCTTGTGCAGTATTTCATACCCATAATGTCAATGTCTCCATTGCAATCATCAAGCATATCGTCATAGCGCTCGGTTGCTTCGTATTCGCTGATTGTTTCAAACTCTTTGACTTCGTAAACGCTTTCTACTTGTTTACCTGTCTTTTCTACTGCGTAAGCAATAGCTAAACCCTCTGCATGGTTTTGGTCATCTGCATCACCTTCCCATGTGATATAGCTATCATCTTCCATTGATAACTCTACTTCGTAGTATGTTGCTGTAGTCATTTAAATTCCCCTTTTAAATACTGCGTTGATTGGTACTGCATAACTGAATTGTAGCGCTATGTTACATAGATAGTATAGGTATATTCCCTAATTCATACAAATAATTTAAAACTGTTGTTTTTATGCTATAGTGCGCCTTATAAATCAATGACTTATATTTGCGTTAATTCCTTAATTGCTGAAAGTTATAGAAAGCTACAGAATTATGACTAATTCATCTGACATCATCACAATCAATCCTGATGGTTCAATTGAAAAGCCTAAGAAAAGGCTTCCACCTAATGCAGGAAAGGGTCGCCCTGTTGGAGCAATCAACAAACATACTGCCATCGCTAAGGAAGCTATAGCCAAGTTTGTAGATAAGAATAGCCCTAGGATGCAGCATTGGTTAGAAGAGGTTGCAGCAGGTATCCCTAAGACTGATAAAGAAGGGTGTATCAGATATGACAAAAACGGGGATATTGTCTGGATAGTTCCCCCCAATCCTGAGAAAGCCTTTCTCATGCTCCAGGCAGTAATGGAGTATCACTTGCCTAAGCTTGCAAGGGTTGAGAGTGTAGGAGATGAAGAGAAGCCCCAGAGAATGGTTATCTCTTGGAAGCGCCCAGAATGATAGAAGATGGGGTTTTAAATGTAGAGATGGAATATTGCCCTAGGCAAGTCTTTGAGGATTTCCACGATAGACAAGAGCGTTGGGCGGTTATAGTGGCTCATAGACGATGTGGTAAGACTGTCCTGTGTATCAATGACTTAATCTATAGGGCGCTGATAGACGATAAAGAGAATGGTCGCTATGCCTATGTAGCCCCTTACTATGCCCAATCTAAGACTATTGCATGGGACTACTTAGTACGCTTTGCTCAACCAGTCCTAGCTAAAGCCAATCAGTCCGAGTTATGGGTAGAACTAATCAATGGCTCAAGAATCAGGCTATTTGGTGCAGACAATCCTGATGCCCTTCGTGGTCTATATCTAGACGGAGTAGTGCTAGATGAATATGCAGACATGAAGCCCTCTATATTTGGTGCAGTCCTTAGACCTTTGTTATCAGACCGTAAGGGATGGGCCACTTTTATCGGTACTCCAAAGGGTCACAATTCATTCTGGGAGATATACAACAATGCTACTAAAGACCCCTCATGGTATGTAAAGGTACTTCGAGCTAGTCAAACAGGACTATTAGACCAAGCTGAATTAGATGATGCAGCCAAGACAATGACCCAAGACCAGTATTTACAAGAGTTCGAATGCGACTTCGAATCCGCTATTCTTGGGGCGTATTTTGGTAAAGAGATGAGAGCCTTGACAGATGCAGGCAGGATTACAGAGGTAGAGTATGACCCTCTATTCCCAGTCCATACTGCATGGGACTTGGGTTATTCAGACGACACTGCCATATGGTTTTTCCAAGTAGTGCATGGTGAGATAAGGTGCTTAGATTACCACTCAAGTAATGGGCAGCCAGTAGCCTTTTACGCTGGAATCATACAAAACAGAGAGAAAGAGAGAGGTTATATCTATGGTACGCATTGGTTACCCCATGACGCTAGAGCCAAAACTCTATCTTCTAATCGAAGCGTTATCGAACAGTTAAGCGACAAGATACCCCTTAAAAACATAAAGATTGCCCCTAATCTAAAGCTTCAAGATGGAATCCAAGCGAGCCGCTTAGCGCTCACTCGAGCATGGTTTGACCACAAATGCAATGATGGCATAGAGTGCCTTAGACAATATCAAAGAGAATATGATGAGGACAAGAAGGTATTCAGGGATAAGCCTCGCCATGATTGGACCTCTCACGGTGCTGATGCTTTTAGATATCTTGCGTTAGTCTGGAAAGATGAGGCGAAAATTGTTACGCCTAATGACCCTATCCGAGGCGTATTTGTAGGTCAAACAGATGTATCACTAAATGACCTATGGAAAGACACTAAAGTAAAAACAGATAGAAGAATTTAATAAAAGAGGTAAAATAAGCAAACATTTCGCCAAAATATTCAACATTAGGGCATTAATATGGCAAACGATAAAGCAACGGTTAATCATTCCTATGAGGATTGGTATAAAACAATTATGGGCTATGAGCGCTCATATAAACGCTGGGAAGCTAGGGCAGACCGTATTGTAAAAAAATACAAAGATGATAGCCGCTACGACAGAAACCCTAATGCTCGTTTTAATATCCTCTGGTCAAATGTCCAAACCATTCAGCCTGCTATCTTTGCAAGACTCCCTCGCCCTGATGTAAGCCGCAGATTTAGAGACAATGACCCTATTGGTCGAGTAGCTTCAATGATGCTTGAGCGAGCTTTAGAGTTCGAATTAGAGCATTATGGCGATTACAAGTCCGCAATGAATAACGCAGTATTAGACCGTTTATTGGGTGGTCGTGGCGTTAGTTGGGTTCGTTATGAGCCACATATTGTAGGTGAAGCTGCTGGCGAAGCCGATGGCGCTCCAGAAGATGGCTTTAGCGTTACTGAAGATAGTGACGAGGCAGAAACTCCAGAAGGCATGGAAAACGAAAACCAGGAGCGTATTGAGTACGAGTGCGCCCCTGTAGACTATGTGCATTGGAAAGACTTTGGTCATACCATTGCTCGCACATGGGAAGAGGT